TGGACAAGCAGAACGGACACCTGACCTATCTGCTGTACGACTCTAACGATACTCAAGCCCCTATCCATGACCTAATCAGTTATGACATAAAGGAGCGTATCGACCACGTAAAAAAGTTAGTGGAGCAACCAACCCCACCCGACGTATGCTACGAGCCTACCGACGATGGAAAGAGTGGAAACCGGAAACTCGCCGTAGGATGCTCATACTGTTCTTACAAAAAGGAATGTTGGCCGCACGTTCGCGCCTTCGCCTATTCTTCCGGTCCACGTTACTTAGTAGAGGTACATAATGAGCCGAAGGTCCCAGAGATCACGCTCGTCGAAATTTCGTAGCACATTCGAAGAAGACGTTGCAAAAGTACTGAAGGATTTTAATTATGAACCTTTCACTGTTCCATACACAATTGCTCGTAGCTATCGTCCTGACTTCGTGGACACTAGCGGTAAGCATCTCATTGAATGCAAAGGGTACTTCAGAGACGGAGACACGAAGAAGTACACCAGCATTAGAGATTCTTTACGAGACGGACAAGAATTAATCTTTGTCCTAATGTCGCCCAACAAAAAGATACGTAAAGGTGCCAAGATGACGATGTCTCAATGGTGTGACAAAGAGGGAATATTGTGGTATACTATAGAGACATTACAGGAGTTAATTGATTATGTCACTAACACTAGAGGAAGTTAAGGAGCGCCTCTTGAAAACCTTAGACCCAGACGACATGCTGGAGGCCCTACAGATAACCTCAGAAGAGATACTGGACAGGTTTGAGGACAAACTAATCAACAGACTGGACGTGTTTGAACAAGAGCTAGAGGAAGAAGATAATGAGTATTGATGACGCAACCCCTGCTGAATGGGACGGTATTTCCATACTGGCGAAGAAGAAAGCAGACCCAGTGGACCAACCTGACCATTACAACAAAGGATCAATCGAAGCCATCGAAGCAATCAAAGCGTCTATGCCTGAACATGAGTTCAAGGGTTATCTCAAAGGCAACGCACTCAAGTACTTATGGCGTTATGACTATAAAGGCAAACCCATAGAGGACTTACGAAAGTGTCGCTGGTACATCGAGAGGCTGATACAAGAGGTCAATGGATGAGATGCTTAGTACCGCTCTTCGCCCTCTTTGGATGTGTCGGAGAGCCTGAGACACGTATGTGTGCCGACTTTGGTAGTTACACAATAGAAAGAGAAAGGTGTGTACCAATGTACGGCACCGTCATCTGCGCGACTGAAGAGGTAACAGAGCTGTACTGCAAACGGTACTTCGAGGACGACAAAAAACGGAAGAAGGAATAATGGACTATTTCGTATTAGCTATGATTTCTTTTGGTTATGGTTATGTCATTGGACACAGCGTAGGATGTGAACATGGAGATTATTGAAGGAAACTTTAAACAAGCGATATCAACGAAAGCTACGGTCGAGGACGGACTGAAGGCCCTGTTAGAGGCTGACCTTAGCGCGTATGATGAAATGGTTGTAGTGTTGAATAGCTCTGAAGGGGACGGAACAACTATCTCAACTAACTGCAACCTTGAGGTAACTCATTTTTTATTACACTATGCCGCACAAACAATCTTAAGCGGCGACATTTCGGTAGGAGAATAAATGGACGCATATCAACAGTACATACACAAGTCACGGTACGCTCGTTACCTTCCAGAGGAACAGCGACGTGAGACTTGGGAAGAAACCGTAAACCGCTACTTGAACTACTGGTGTGACCGTGTAGACCTCAATGAGTTTGACCAAAGTGAGATCTTCCAGAGCATTCATGAGCTGGACGTAATGCCTTCCATGCGAGCACTCATGACTGCTGGAGAAGCACTGGATCGTGACAATGTAGCAGGGTTTAACTGCTCCTACATGCCTATCGACCACCCTAAAGCATTTGACGAGATGATGTACGTCCTGATGTGCGGCACTGGTGTGGGCTTCAGTGTGGAGCGTCAGTACGTATCTAAATTACCAGAAGTAGCAGAGGAATTTCATGACACCGACACCGTTATACATGTCGCCGACAGTAAGATTGGATGGGCTAAAGCTTACCGGGAACTTATTAGCTTGCTCTATTCGGGCCAACTTCCAAAGTGGGACGTGTCTGGAGTACGAGCTGCGGGGGCAACCCTTAAAACCTTCGGAGGTCGAGCAAGTGGTCCAGAACCTCTTGTCGACCTGTTTAACTTCACCGTTGAGGTCTTTCGCCAAGCTGCTGGACGTAAACTTAGTTCCATCGAATGTCACGACCTCTGCTGTAAGATTGCACAGATCGTTGTCGTCGGCGGGGTCCGCAGAAGTGCTCTCATCAGTTTATCTAACCTCACTGACGACAGAGTCCGAAGAGCTAAGTCTGGACAATGGTGGGTAGATAATCCACAGCGTGGACTAGCAAACAACAGTGCGTGTTACACTGAGAAGCCAGACTTTGAGGCATTTCTAAATGAGTGGAAAAGTTTATACGAGTCCCGCTCCGGAGAACGAGGTATGTTCTCTAGAGTCGCAAGTCAAAAGCAAGCTGCAAAGAATGAGCGACGAGATGCTACCTATGATTTTGGAACTAATCCATGCTCAGAGATCATCCTGCGGCCTTACCAGTTCTGCAATCTATCGGAAGTTGTTGTCAGGGCAGGAGATACGCTGTCAGACCTCAAACGAAAAGTACGTGTTGCAACTATCCTTGGGACTCTTCAGGCTACGTTAACAGACTTCCGTTACTTACGTAAAGTGTGGCAAAAGAACACCGAAGAAGAAGCACTTCTGGGTGTATCACTAACAGGCATCATGGATCACGCTGTGTTGTCAGGGAGGGAAGACCGTGAAAAACTTAAGGATTGGCTTGTGGCCCTCAAAGAGGAAGCGATTAGTACTAATGCGGAATGGGCTGACAAGCTTGGTATTAATATTAGCGCTGCCATTACTGCTGTTAAACCTTCCGGTACTGTTAGTCAGTTGGTTGATTCTGCATCTGGCATCCACCCTAGATATGCAGATCAGTACATTAGACGAGTTAGAGCGGACTCAAGGGACCCACTCTGTCAAGTCCTAGAAGCCGCTGGAGTGCCCGTAGAGGACGACGTAATGTCACCCACTACCAAGGTATTCTCTTTCCCCATTAAGTCTCCTGACGGGGCTGTGGTGGCCTCTGAGATGGGTGCAATGGAGCAACTTGAGCTATGGGAGATCTATCAGGACTTCTGGTGTGAACACAAGCCGTCAATGACGTGTTACTACCGTGACAATGAGTTCCTTGAGGTAGGTCAGTGGTTGTACAACAAGTTCGACAAGATCAGTGGCGTAAGCTTCCTGCCTTACTCAGAACATACGTACCAACAGGCTCCTTACGAACCTATTGATCTAGAGACGTTTGAGAAGTTGAAGGAGGAGTTCCCTGAGACTATCGACTGGAGCATCTCTGAAAACTCTGACATGACCGAAGGGTCGCAACAGTTAGCCTGTACTGGTAACAACTGCGAATTGTAAACAAAAGGGGGCCTTAGCGCCCCCGTTTTTACTTAGGTTAGATTATGAACATCAAACGCGACATTGAGATCCGCATTAGAGTACTTGAGAACAAACTACACAAGTCCATACCTGCTGCTCGCAACAATGAGATCAGAGGTGAGATCATGGGCCTGAAGTGGGTGCTAGAGAGACTTTAGTTGTCTCTCTGGCTTTGTCTGTACGCCTCATCAAACATAGTTCCAGCAAGGATCGAGGGGTACAACACAGTGTTACCTGCGGCCCTAGCCCTGTCCATCATGCTAGGGTTAGGGTTTTTATTCAAGTAATTAGCGTAATCCAAAAGGTAAGCAAGATTATCGTTTACTAAACCAGCGGTGCCTGTGGATAAGTTTAGTTCTGTATTGTAGCGATCCCTTAGGTTGCCTTCTGGAACATAACCCGTACGCTCTTGCGCCCTCATAAGACCTTCCTGCGCCCTTCTCTGCTGGCCCATAGTACCCTGCATTCGCTCCATTGCAGGAGTCATCATTCCGTCTTCTGCTAGGCGTTCGTTGTACCTGTCAGCAACTTTTCTTGGAACATTTGTTTGTTGCTCTAAAACATCGTCCTCAGCAAAATAAGTCTTGACTTTTCCTTTTGTTTGGTTCATGTCTGTAACTATAGGTCTAGACAAAGTCCACAGACCCTTGCCGTCTACAGGGTCAACACCGAATAAATCATGTCGGTCTCTAGCGATAGTCATTGCTACCCCTGTCTGAGGATTAATTACAGTAACGTGACCGATGCCACCAAGCTCTTTTGCTCTTGAGTGTACGCCGCTGTTAACAACCCACATATCGTCCGATACTTTAGTAACGTTTGCTACACCCTCAAACGCCGCTTCGATAGCCTCAGGAGTTACGTTAACGGGGTCAACGCTCTGCAACGCTTTACCTACAGGAGACCTAGCAAACTCTGTCTGCATGTTTACCTGTGTTGCTGGTTCACGGATCATTACGTCCATGTTGTTAGCAGTAGTGCCTGATTTTGTAGGACTGGTCAGCAAACGTGCTGTAGCCTCTCCCGCCAGTCTAGGGTTAGTCAAGTTTTGTTTCATTGAGGGTGAGCTGTTAGACATCATAGCATTAGTCATACGCCGGGTTAGTTCGTTTATTTGCTCTTCGCCATAACCCATAGCTTCTTTGAGTACACTACCTTCGTCTCCAAATAAAGCATTAGACCACCCTTTAGTGTCAGCCATTGTTCCTCTGTAAGGAGCAAAAGCGTAATCACTAAGATCTCTCAGAAGTTCACTAGGTACTCCTGCCTGTTCCATCATGTACAGCTTCTGTATTAGAGAACCTTCTACATAGCTAAGGGCAGTCCTGTCTTTTACCATAGCACCGCCAGAGACTTTCTCTAGGTAGTCGAGAGCCTCTGTTTCAACGTCTGTTAGTTTTTCTCCATTCTTGTTCTTAGTTATTGCTCGTTGACCTGCTTGAATAGCGGCTGTCATTTTAATCAGTTCTTCGACCTGACCCGGAGGAAGACCTTGTCTAACCATTGCTTGACCGCTAGCCGTGAACAACTCACGAGCACCTTGGGTTATGCCGTCTACAAAATGCTCACCAAGTCCCTGTAAGGCTTTCCTTAGGTCTGCTTGGTAAAAATCCCTTACGTTAGTCTCTGAGTTGCGAAGGGTTGCGTTAAGAGCATTTTTACCTGTAAACAAACCACCTAAGAATTCCAAAGGTACGGCTACAGTACTTATATCTCTCTTTTGTTTATCGGATAGGTTTTCGTACTTCTGGAGAAGTCTCTGGCCTGTTTCTGTATTTACAGCGGCCCCTACTAGATCAGATACAGGCGTTCCCGGAACTACAGCGTCTCCTAAAAGAGTAACGCCAGTTCCTAAGGTATCAGGAATAACTGCCGCCGTTTGTATACCAGCCCCACCTGCCGCTAAAGCTCTGTCAAACATTGGTAAATTAGGGTCAATAACCTCTTCACCGTATGCTTGAGCATTAGCCATTCGAGTTGATAAACCCTCTGTAAAATTAGACCAAGCTCTGTCTACAGGTCCGGGGATATACGACTGCTTTTCTCTGGGCTCCAATCCGGGAATTGGATCAAAAAGATTTGACATGCTTTACTGCTCCTGTTCTTTCTGTAAAGACTGTCGTTGTGCCGCCTGTAGTCGTAGAAGCGTCTGTCTTGCTTCTTCACGCTCTTCTGTGGGCATGTCTCTGTAGATATCAGCTACAATGTTAGCAAGCGCTGTGGTCATAGTAGCAGTGTCCTTAAACTCCGTCTTCTCAAAAGCTAAAAGCTTGTTGATGTTTCTAGGGCTATATACAATCTTACCTAAAATCAAAGGAAGACCTAGGATAGCTCCAGCACTCGTCAGGTTACCACTAGCAATTACCGCCCCTTGGCCTAGTTGACCGGGAGTTACGCTACCAGCCGCCCCACGCAAAGCAGAGAATTCTTCGCTACGGTAAGCAAGAGAACCTAGGTTGCTATCAGGCTTCTTAGACGCTTCAGACATTACGTTCAGAAGCTGTTGAAACTTAGGTGCCATCTTAGGACCCAAGATAAGCTTCATTCGCTCTTGGTTTCCGGGACGAGACATACGTTCAGCAACTGACGCATACTCAGAGAAACTAAAGGAAGGCAACTCAGCCTTAGGCAGTATTTCTTCTATGTAGCCACGACGAATTGCTCCCATCATGTCATCAAAACTTCCAGCAGGTATGTCAACACCTTCTTTAACCGCTAGGCCATACGCCTGTCTAGCTGAAGCAAGCAAAGCTTTGGTTCTGTCGATGTTACCTGTACGCCCTATCTGTCTACCTATGGCGGCAAAGTCGCCTTTGTTAGCCGACGTAATTAAGGTTTTGTTGATGTCAGGAAGTAAACCGTCTAACGCATCTGAGTAACCTTTTTTAATACTCGCGTACTGTCTGGCTAGCGCAGGGTCATGTCTTTTTAGTTCGTTATAAACAGAACTTCGGATTCTCTTAGAAAGGTCTGATAACTCCGCTGAAGAGGTAGGGTTGTACGAAGGGCTTCCAAAAGTACCTACCTCGTCAATACGACGCATCAGTGTTTTTTCAAGCTTAATTAGATCGGTAGCTTTCATTTGAGGCAGTTCACCGATAGCTCCGAAAACGTCTTGGATTATTTCTTGTGTTTGCTTTGTATACGTACTCCCCCACGCTGTACCGCCTTGGGTCATGAAGCGAGCTACGTTTTGGTTGAGTCCACGCGTGTTAACTATTTGGTTTCCAAACGACCCGATAAGGTCGTCAAAACCTTGTGAATAAACCTTAGCCGCCGCAGAACGTCCTGCTTGAATTGTGTCAGCAAGCGTTTGACCTACGGTGATATCCTCAGGCAACGCAGACATCATTCGCTGTAAATTGTCTTGGATTACCTCGTTAACTCTGTCGTAGTTTCTTTGTCCGATAGAAGCAGAAATAATACCAGCGTCAGCAATCCGTTGCATAATACCCGCTCTTCCTGTTACTTGGAAGGGCGTAAGCGTTGCTCCACCTTCTGACAAGATGTTTTGAGTAGTCTGGAGAGACTCAACGCTACCGGGAGGAGCTACTTCAGTAACGCCGTTGAGCATACGGTAGGTTTCTTCTGGAGGCACACCTGCCGCTCTGTTGCTTTTAATTGTATTAACAACCCAGTCAATAGCCGCGTTGCCGCCTTTAGCCGCGAGTCCAACGCCTTTAAGAACACCGGGAGTGACTAAGTCGATTGCTAAAGAGATACCGCCTTGTTTACGAATGTCGTTCCAGTCTATCTTCTCTTCGCCTGTTAAGTAGTCCTCAACTATCTCTCCAAGCATTGTACCACCAGCGCCGCCAGCGGCTGTACCTGCGTACGCTCCGGGAGGCCCTGCAACACCAAAACCTAGGAGTCCTCCACCGTAGGCTCCAGCCATTCCGAAAGGAATATCGAGGTTGTCCATCCACCACGAGTTCTTACTGGTACCTGCGGGTACAAAGTCCTCAGGCTGGTACTTACCTTGACGAACAAGGTTGTCCTGTACTTGTGCTAGAGTAGCGTCAGCAGGTGCTGTTACTCTGACTCGTTCACCTGTGCGAGGAATAGGAACAACCTTGGTAGCAACTCCGGGCTTCTCGTTCTTCTCTTCCATTACTTCCATTCCTCCGTTAGATCAATACTACCGATGTCTTCATCATCACCGCCGGGAATAAAGCCGTACAAACCGTTAGCAAAGTTTTCAAACGCTTCCCGTTGACCTCTAAAGCTGTCGTAGTCGCTAATAGGGTTCTGACTAATCCACTGAGAAAGCTGGGTCTTTTTCTTGAGTCCGTTAATTACGTTATCAATAATTTGTGAGTTAACGTCTGTGTTTCTACCTAGCTGTGGCTGTGTAGACGCATAGTAACTACGCTCTGAGTCTGTAATGTTTTGACCACCAAATGCCGCTTTTAGACCTTCAGCTACCAGTGCATTAAACTCTACCTCTAGGTTTGCAAAGTTGTCAAACTCAGTGAAACCGAAGTTAGAAAGCTCAGCTCTCGCTTGTGCAGTCAAAGCACTTGTACCTTGGCCTGAAGCTTTCAATGCACGTAAGATGTCTCTTGAACGCTCAAGTCTAGGTAGCGCCGCTCTAGCCAAAGCCGAAGAAGTAAACGCTTCTCCTACCTGCTGACCCCACGCCTCTGACTCTTGTTGTTCTGCTTCAAAGTCAAGGATACCTTTAGCAGTCAACCCCGGAGTGTCGCCAGCACGACTGACGAGGCTTAGCTTACCTGTAGGATTCTTGGGACTTCCGGGTACAGGAGCAATGACAGTACCAAAACCTGTGTCGGTTCCTTTTTTCTGCGTTGGTGTTGTAACGTAGTACTGGTTGCCGTTAGGGTCCTCGTAAATGTCAGCCTTTGCGAAACCAGCAGAAGGAAGCTCTGTTGATTTACCTTTGTACTTACCTGAGGGGTCATACTGTCCCGACAGGTAGGACGTAAGTGCCGCTTGGTCCATACCACCGGAGCCTTGAGCAAACGCGAGGTCAAAAGGAGTGCCCCGTCTCTTGGCTTCGGTTCTAACGGCTTGACGCAAGATGTGCAGATTACCTGCGTCCTCTAGCGCGTCGGCCTGAGATTGGCCCAGCTCTACAGAGGCTTTTCTGTTAGCCGTCTGTGAAGCCTCTAGCTGTTGATAGCGGTCTCCGTACTTAGCGGCTTCTGCTAGATTACCCATTGACCGATAAGCATCTGCTATATCACGAATGCCTTCCAAGGTGTTTGGGTCAAACTGGCTAGAAAGCATACGAGCAGTGTTTAAAGCACGTCTCTGACGCAATGCAGGACCTACTTGAGAAGCAGCAGTGAACAACCCCTGTTGATAACCGGGAGTTGTTAAAGATCTAATTAAACTTTCGCTAAACTTAGGCATTAGCTAACCCCCGGAAATTGAATTTGGTTGATTGTCTGTTCAGGTGCAAACAATGAAGCAAGAAGACCAGCACCTGCGTTACCGATTAGGTTCGCACGTCCAAGGTTAGCTGCAAGTAACGCATCAATACCAGACATAGAAGTCTCACCAAAGAGTCCTGCACCGTACAACTGTGCTTGCTGTTGCTGTGCCGCAGAAGTCATACCGGGCTGAAGCTGTGCTAGAAGTTGATTCTGTGGCATGTAACCAAGACCCATGTACTGAGCACCAAGCTGAGCCTGTTGTGCTTGCTCACGTTGTGCTTGTTGAGTAGCAGTGAAGTAAGCGTTGTTCATTGCTTCTTGCTGTGCTTTGTTCAGCATGTAGTCTTCAGGAGCCATGCCGCCAAACTGGTTACTACTCATTCCGATACGTCCTTG